GACACAGTGCCCATGGGGGTGCCGCGCAGCATAGAGTTCATAAACTCGAGCTGTTGATATGGGTAGCGTTGTTGATTCAGGAAGTCCTGATACCGTGTATCCAAGCCCTGTTGCTGGAACGCCTGTTGCTGCGTGCCGTATTGCTGCTGCAGCTTGTTGATGTCCATTTCTTGACCGAAAGTCTGCTGACCGATGTTAGCCAGTTGACCCGCACCTGTAAGCGCAGTCTGATAACCCTGCATACCCAAGCCAGCGCCGTATTGACGAGACTGTTCACGCAGTTGTTGTTCTTGAGCAAAGCGGCTCGCAGCATCTTGGTATGCTGCCTGTTGCCCGGTAGCCTGAATGTCGCCAAGTTGTTGCTGAAGATTACGTCCAGCTTCCGCTTCCATAATGGCTTGGCGTGACCCGCCAAATGCCCCAGAGCGAGTAGCCTGACCCGCACGTTGAGTACCAGCAATATCAGCAGAGCGTTGTGCTTCGCGCTTTTGAATATCCACTACATTCTGCATGTAGGGGTTCATGTAGTCTTGCGCGGTCTGCCCAGTAAATTGGCCTGTTTGATATGGGTTAAAGCTCGACCCGGCACCTAACGCCCCAAGACCCGCCTGTCCCGCCATGTTTGCAGCAGTTCCCATAGCCGCCGACGGAGCCATACTTTCTGCGCCCGTAAACGCTTTAGTCTGAAGCCCAGTAAAGTCAGCCTGTCGGTCGCCGCTGTATGTCTGATACGGATTTTGCTCAATATCAGTTAAGGCAGCCGCTTGTCCTAGCCCCTCTTTGGCATACGGTTTCGCCCATTCTGGTACATCGACTACTTGAGTTTGTGTAGCATTACCGCCACCACCGCCACCGCTCATATTCTTACTCCTACAATTCGGTATTTCTCTTCAAAGCCATACCGTGACCACAGACGGGCGATAGACTCACGCGCCGCGCCTTCAATATATGTAGCACCGGTAGATGCTAAAACCTGCTTCAGTTGCGCAAACGTATCCGCATTGGAAATTAGTTTGCCACCAATAGTCGTAATAAAAGCTACCCGGTCGTTAGGGCGATTACTGAATGATACAGTAGCTGCGCCCTGAACGCCAGCCTCATCGACAGCAACTATTAAAGTCCAATAGCCCATAGATACAAGCGTTTGGGCCTGCTCTACGGTGTAATCGCCTTTTGAGTGCTCTAGTGCGCTCGCAATGAACTGTTCGACCAACGGCCAAACTTGATTCACATGCGATATATCTACGCGTTGGATTTGCATTACACGACTTTACGGTGATCTACTTTACGCTGCTGAGTCTTTTTACCATGGGCTTGCTGCCGAATCTTATCCATCATAGCGTACAGTTTCTGCGCGCCCTTCTTAGCATCCCCACCACCGATATTAGCCACGGTTTTAGGGTCAATATAGGCCTCACCATCCGCAACGCGAGCGGGTTGTTTACCGTCAATGCTGGTAGGGATAGAGTCGCTTAGCCCGTCGCCCTTGCCTTTGATGGGTTTGATTGACCCCAACTTGAGCTGAAGTGTACGCAGACCGGCATCCGTGCTGCCATTACCCAAAGCGCTGACAACGTCGGCAGGGACAACAAAGCCGCCTTTAGCCATACCGCCAGCAGCTAAACCAGCAATACCACCTTGGGCAAATAGCGTACCTTGGCTTACATCTCCATAAGTTTCTGTTGCTCCGGTGGGGTCGGCGGTGACACTGCCTGAATCACCACTTGGATTTTGTCCGGGAACTGAAGGGAAGTCACTCCCAGTCATTACTGGAGCTGCGGGGTTCTCCGGATTAAAGAATCCGTAAATACCTTTAGCCGCCATACCCAGCGCCATAGCCTGCGGAGAAAGCCCAAGAGCCTGCCCCAGTTTGCTTATAGCTGCGTTTTTAAGCGTACCTGTAGCCATATCTTTAAAATATGACTGATCCATTGATTGGGGGGTATTTATCCCTACCGGTTCAACAGCGCCTATAGGGCCACCGTTTTCATAGCCAAGAATACCGCCTTGAGCTACCTGCACGGTACGTCGGGGGCCATATGAGGGCTTAAAGTATTGCAGCTCCCCTTTGGGGTTTGCGGCCCGTTGTGCTGCCAAATCTGCCTCAGAGACGCGTCCGGGGTTGTAGTCGTATTGGAACTGCTCGTTATCCTTGGGGGCAATAGTATCTTTCTGGCCCATCAGGTCCATAGCCACGGGAGCAGCGGCAGCGGCAGCGGACTGCCAGTTATCTTTCCAGAACTGCCCCGAGCCAAGTTTATCCATCATGGTGGGCTGGCTGGAGAGCGCGTATGGACTAGCTGGAACCGAACCTGCGGCTGTGGGCATAGGTGTTAGTGGTGTGACTGGAGCCGCGGGCGGTGCAATAGCAAACGAGCTTGGCCCAGCCATGGCATTGTGAGATGCTGCGTTTAAGCCCATTCCAGATTTGCTAGCGCCATCGACAAGTGAGAAATTCGCTGGACTGGCCGCATTAGCACCAATATTTGCCGCTTCTAAAGAAGCATTTGCTGCGGGAGCTGCGGTAACCCCTGACCCAAGCCCACCTGCCGCTCCAGCGGCACCGATTCCCAAACTACTCGCCATACCAGCACCGCCCCAAGCGCCGAGGCCAGCCATTAGACCTTTACCCAGATCGCCGCCGTTTAGCGCAGTAGCACCTAATCCCGTAATCAACGCGGCGCCCATCGGCTGCATACCGGGAATCATCATCAAACCCGCACCAGCAATCGTTGGGAGAATAGACTCCAAGAAGCCCGCCTCTACCAGCCCCGTCTCAGGGTTAATACTTAGAGACCCACCATGCGCTTTAGCTAGTGCCTGCAAGCCTTGCACTTCGCCGGGAGTCATGTGGACAAGTTGCGTATCGTTGTTGCGTCCTTGCGACTGGACAGCCTGCGCAATTGGGTGTAGGTTATTCATGGCTGTATTTTACAAAGTTAAGGAGGTGTCGGCAATGTGTCTGGCAATGGCGATATGTAATTTACCGTCATAACCGACGATGGGATGCCGGGATGTGGGGCAGTTGCGGTTTCTGCATGGAGATGTAACGCGGTGTCGGTGACAGATACTTCGAGCTCAATATAGTCTCCAGCCTGCAGATCAATGTTAAACGCCCACTGCAGCTCTAAATACTGGTTATTTGCGGATATTGTATTTGCCCGAGTGGAATACCCGATGTCTACCCCATTGCGTTTAATCCACAGATATATGCTCTTGGCGCTTGAGTTTTCGCTTATAGCCTGCCCCGTATACTGAAAATTATAGATACCGCTAACGTCTACTTGAATTCGAGACGTACTACCTGACTGCAATGCGACTGCATTATTTAAATACGTTTGGTTGTAGGCAACGGGGTACGCAGTATTGACTACCGCAAAAAACTGTTCGCCAGTATTGAAGAATAGGCCGTTGGGACACTCTACGTACTGCCCGCCATTACGCCCAATAAGCGACGCCACGATATTAACAAGCTGCTCAAAGAACAACCGCAGGATATTGGAATACTGTTCGTGATACTGCGCAGCATACGTCAGCGGGGCCGAGGGTAATCGCGGCTGAGCTACTGGGCGGATACGGGTAGCCATTACCTACGTTACCCACCTGCCACTGGGTGCCGACACCTTCAGAGGAAACTTTAAGCGCCATCTGACGCCCGCGCAGGCGGACATTGACTTGCTGGGTATACCGCTGAATCTTGTACTGGCGTGTGGCACTATAGTTATTAGCACTCACAACATCGCCACCACCTTCGGTGCCGTATCCAGAACCGGGATTATCTGCAGGGAGCAAATCAAATGTAACTTCAGGCGCACTTACGGTAGAGCCGTCAAACTTCAAGTCAGGCAGCAGACGCCATACAAACCCATACTTGTAGCCGTCATCAATATCAATGTTGGCGCTTTGGATGTAGGAGCTGATTGCAGACGGTGGGTTAGTTGAGCCGTCATCCACACCGTTCTCATGGTAGAAGACCTGCCCGTCATATCCCGTAGCTGTTGGGTAGTGTCGCAGGGGGCTGTCCAGCCAAGCAGTACGGGAAAGATTGCCGTAATACCACACTTGATCGGCGTAGTTAAAAATGACATATCGATCTACGGTTGTAGACCCAGCCGAGCAGTAGTACCACCAGACTTCGTTGAAGCCCTCGTTTGTACCAGAGAAAATTTGGTAGTTCTGCTCACCGCTAATGTTGTTAAATACATACTGCCATACCGTGCAGGGGAGCGTCTGCACACGACCATCGTACATATAGAACTTGTCGATACCCATCCAGAACGTAACGTTTGACGCTGTAACTGCGGCATTGGGGGAAATGATCGAGATGTTCGACCCCAACTGGTTAAAG